ATCATCAATGGTCATAGCAACGTGGGTAAAACCACTATGGTGTTGTACCTCATGGTCAACGCTGCTATCCGTCACGATTGGAAGTGGGTGGTGTACTCATCTGAGAACCGCACAGCTGGTTTGAAGAAGACTCTTATTCAGTTCGCTATGAACAAGAACGTAACTTCTATGAATCACATGGAGCGCAAGCGGGCCTACGAATGGGTAGGAAAGCATTTCACGGTCATTAGCAATAAGCAGGTGTACAGCTACGGAGACATCATCGTGTTCCTTGAGAAGATCCTTCGCCAACAAGAGGTGGATGCTGTTTTCATTGACCCTTACAACAGCTTAAAGCTTGATATGGGTACTACGAACAAGAGTAGCCATGAATACCACTACGAAGCAGCTTCTGAGTTTCTTACATTCTCTACGGCAAACAACGTAGCCGTGTGGCTCAACATGCATGCCTTCAGTGAAGCTCAACGCCGTAAAGGTGAAGACGGTTTACCTACAGCGCCATACGCAGAGGATACTGAGGGTGGCGGTAAGTTCGTCAACCGTGCTGACTGCTTTATAACCATTCACCGAAAGGTTCAGCATCCAGACCATTCGCAACGTAGAATCACTGAGTTCCACGTTCGTAAGGTGCGAGATGTAGAGACAGGAGGACAGCCTACTGGCCTGGACGATCCTATCCGACTCGAAATGAATACATCTAGAACAGGATTTAGGGTCTGGCCTAAGCAAAGCTTGCTGTTTGAAGCTGTTGAATTGGAGGGTGGTGAGCAAGATGTAATAAATTTCCCGATTAATACGTCTTTTTTAACGGAATAGGCTGTAACTTTGCCTTAGTGAAGCGAAACAAAAGCGGGACACCGAGGAGAAAAACAGCCAAGAAGCGGTCTTTGGGAAAGTATAAAAGCGGGTTAGAAAAAACCTGCGCTGATCTTTTAGCTGAATCGGGGCTAAATTTTACCTACGAAACACATGAATACATGCTCGTAGATAAATTCAAGTACCCTGGCACATACTGGAAGATGACTGCTAAGCGGAAAGACCTGTCGAATCGAACAGGCTCGACGGTCCTTCCCATCAAATACACTCCAGACTTCGTAGGACCAAACGGAGAATGGGTGATAGAAACCAAAGGGTACACTCCGTCGCATCATGATTTTCCGATGCGGTGGAAGTTGTTCCTTCGACACTTGATAGACTCAGGAGAACCAGTCCCAGCTCTCTTCATCTGCAAAAACAAGCAGCAGGTGGAGCAAGCGATAGCGATACTAAAAGAACTAGGATATGGCAAAAAAAGATCTAACAAGAGAGCAACTAAGTGAAAGCTACAGCATAGCGTGTTTGCGCTTGCATGACTACATCACTGAGTTTTACGAGGATTTACACGACGTTGATGGGAGTGCGTGTATTAACCCTGGGATCGTGGCTAACATGATTACAGTAGCGAGAACAATCATTAACCACGAACTCGACTTTATCAAGGAGGCTTCGTATCAACACTTCGAGGCCAACTATGATCAGTCAGAGCAGGCGGAAATACTCTTCGGCGACGGGGAGGGTAGCTGAAGTTCGATTCATTCGGGCAGCGAGAGAATTAGGATTTCAGGTAACGAAAGGTACCAGGAAGGACGACATGCACTTGCACATCGATTACTGGCTTTCGCACAGCGGAAACAGCGAATGGGGTGTAGACGTCAAGGGGAATAATCTCCCTGACGAGATATGGTGTGAGTTCAAAAACGTAGCGGGCAATCCAGGGTGGATGTATGGAGGCGCTGAGATAATCGCTTTCGACATGCCAGAGGAGGGTGGGTTCAGCGTTGTACAACGTGAGGAACTCAAAGACTATTGCGAGAAGACTGTCGAAGATGTGTTCGTCTCAAACAAGAAAGACGCATACAAGAAAAAGTACACTCGTAAAGATCGAGCAGATGTGATAACCAGACTGAACTTATTGGATATCAGACTGTTAGATTCATACAGAATATGGGATTACTCTAAGGAGTTTTGACTATCTTAGCTATCCCTTTTTTTAACATTTAAACATTTAAAACATGTACGATCCTTCACTTGTCCCTTGGGGCGAGGTAGGGTATGCTGTCTATAAGCGTACCTATTCCAGAGAACTAGAAAACGGTAAGACCGAAGAGTGGGAAGACACAGTCAACCGCGTAATCGATTCTTGCCGAGAGCAACTAAACGTTGGGTTTGAGAAGCACGAAGAGGCTGAGCTCAAAGAGATTATGATGGGACTGAAGGGTACTGTTGCTGGGAGATTCCTCTGGCAACTGGGTACCAAGACTGTAGATCGCTTGGGTCTGCCGTCGCTTCAGAACTGCGCCTTCGTAGTAGTCGATGACCCTATCCGTCCATTCACTTGGGCATTCGAGATGCTTATGCTCGGATCAGGCGTAGGCTTCAACATCCAGCGTGAGAATGTATACCAGCTCCCGAAGGTAAAGAACCGCGTCAAGGTAGAGCGTGTAGACGAAAACGACGCTGACTTCATCGTGCCTGATAGCCGTGAGGGTTGGGTGGAGTTGTTGCGCCGTGTGCTGGAGGCTTCGTTTGTAACAGGCGAGGACTTCACTTATGCTACTCACCTCATCCGTTCCAAGGGTTCAGCCATCAAAGGCTTTGGAGGAACAGCCTCTGGTCCCGAAGACCTCGTATGGGGCATGGGTGAGATTAACAACATCCTAAATAAAGCTTCAGGTAAACGACTGCAACCTATTGATTGTCTGGACATTATGAACATCGTAGGCAAGATTGTTGTCGCTGGTAACGTCCGTCGATCAGCGCAGATTGCATTGGGTGACTGCGACGATATCGAGTACTTGAGGGCTAAGCGTTGGGACCTCGGTGGTATTCCGAACTGGAGAGCTATGTCCAACAACTCTGTAATCTGTTCTGATATCTCTGATTTGCCTGAAGAATTCTGGGAGGGATACAACGGTAATGGCGAACCATACGGACTGATTAACTTGGATGCTTCGCGTCGCATGGGTCGTACCTTCGAGGTGGAGTACCCTGATCCTGACGTACAAGGATTCAACCCGTGTGCTGAGCAGTCTCTCGCTAACTTCGAGACGTGCTGTCTTGCAGAGATTTACCTCCCGAACATCGAGAGCTACGAAGAACTGCTTAAGGTGGCTCGCTACCTGTACCGCATCAACAAGCACAGCCTAGCTATCAAGTGCGCGATCAAGGAGACCGAGGATATCGTTCACAAGAACATGCGCATGGGTATCGGAGTTACAGGCTATCTTCAGGCTACCGAAGAGCAGCGCAGCTGGTTGGACGGTTGCTACAACTACATTCGAAACTATGACAAAGAATACTCTAGATTGGCAGGATTTCCAGCATCCATTAAACTTACAACAGTCAAGCCATCTGGAACGCTTAGTCTACTTGCTGGCGTTACACCAGGAGCTCACCCAGGATACAGCGAATATTACATTAGACGAATCCGCATGTCAGCTGATAGCAGTCTGGCACATGCCGCCAGGAAGCACGGGTATCCTGTGGAGTACGTGTTGAACTTCGACGGCACAGAAGATAAGTCTACTATCGTGGTGAGCTTCCCTTGTAAGTTCCCTAAGGGTACGACTTTTGCTCAGGACATGACGGCTATCGACCAGCTCGAAGTCATCAAGCGCTTGCAGGCCGAGTGGTCAGACAACGCAGTGTCTGTAACCATCTACTACCGCAAGGAGGAGTTGGATGCAATCAAGGAGTGGTTGGCGCTCAACTACAAGCAAGTCAAGTCTGTTTCGTTCTTGCTCCACAATGACCACGGTTTCAAGCAAGCTCCACTCGAAGAGATCGACGAGGGTACTTACTTGGAGATGCGCAAAGATGTAACCCCGATCACAAGTCTCGAACAAATTGATATGGACGAGGTTGAGATTGATGACTGCGAAGGAGGAGCATGTCCAGTAAGATAAAACTACTCATCGAAGATATCCACGATTGGTACATGTACAGGTTTGGGTGGAAGCGATACATGAGGCAGATGGACCGCCAAGGCAGGTGCTACAAGTGTGGCAGAAAGAACTGTGAGTGTCACCTATACGACTTTTGATATGAAGCGTATAGACCAGTGCTGGATATCCCAGCTGTACTACTTGAACGGGAAGGGGCTTCGGCCCCTTTCTTGTTTGGGTAGGGTAAGCTGTTCCTCTCTATAGAAAGGGTCTAGCTCAGAACCGAAGCATTCGTTACCCCAGTTAGCCAGGACCAACTGTAGGTCATAGATGTTGAAGACTCCATCTCCGTTGAGATCACCTTCCTGCCAGTCCAGCTCTTGTATGTGTGAAAGCATGATGAGTAAGTCATCCGACCCAACCACTAAGTCTCCGTCGAAGTCCCCAGCACAAAAGGTTTCTCCAGCAATGCCTGGCCTAGCTATAGGGAGTACGGCATGCATGCGCTCGATCTGCCCTTCGGTGAAGTTCGTTCTGCATGAATCCACGTAGTAGTCCATGTGGTTGTTGGGCGTGTAGTCGTACAGTCCAGGAGGGCATATAGGGTTCTCGCAACTCCAGTTAATCTTAGTGGGTGGCGTGTCACACACGTAGTCACCAGACTCTTCACAGTCGCCTAGGTTCTGACCGCAGAACTCTACGTTTCTGAATACGTGGTGCAAGCCAAGGTAATGCCCTACCTCGTGAATCAAGGTCTTGTTACCGTCTCTAGGGTGTATAAGGTGGTCCCCTACACGTCCAAACGTATTCGTTCTTACCCACACCCCTTCCATAGGTGTGTCTTCTGCGTATGCTGTCCAGGCGAAACCAAGGATGCCAGAACAGAATTGAGGGAATACGTGTACATTCATGATGATCTCGCGGTCCCATACTAGGTCGCTTACATAATCATTCATCTCCGCCCAACCCATGTAACTGTAAGGGACGCAGGTGTAGTATGGCTCTAGCAGAGCTGGGGCTAATTCAAGCTCGTCAAAATCATGATACTCAACTGCCAAAAGGTTGAAGCTAAACATAGCTTCTTCTAGCTCTTCATTCAGGTGATCATGAGCGTCGTATACGACTGTCTCAGACAAGTAACTATCGGGGAAGCTGTCAGTGTGGTGGATGTGTACTACGTAATTCACCTCAGTCCACGACGGCGGATCTGGAGTATACCCCATCATCCTTACTTCAGGAATTGGAACTTCAAATACAGCGCAACTGTCCTGTCCTGCTGTCAATATATATGAGAGCAAGCACAGCGCCAGCAAAGCTGGCTTCATTGCACTTGATTCTTTGCAAGTAAGAGTTTAATCTCTTGGATGTCCTTCATCATCTGTCTTACATCCTCTTTAAACTCAGAGTTATCGGCTTCGAGTACGGCTACTCGCGCAGAAAGCTTATTGTAATCAGCCTGAAACTTTATCCATCCTCCCACCAAAGCGCCAGCCACAGCTAAAAATTCAAAATGACTTAAGTTTTCAGGCATTACTTCCTGGTTTTTTCTACGGTTCGTCCAGCGAAGTATGCGCCGAACACAGTTAGCATTAATATCTCCAACAAAGATACGTAACTATCTTTGACGTTAAATGGCTGATTATCAAGGCTGTCGAATACCATTGTTGCTACAAAAACGCTTATCAAAACTATAAGCATGACAGGTCTAATAAGCTTTGCGAGCTTGATGTCGCTGCTCATGTCTGCTTGCCAGCGCTCTGTCACGTTTTTCTGAAACTGAATTTCAGCGTCGATCTTAGCCTTGGCTTCAGCTGGGTCGATCCCTGGCTCTTTCTTCAGCAGATTTTTTACAATACCTAGACCCCCCTTGTCTGGCAGGAGGTCTCCGACTGTATCGAGTACGTTGGGCGCTTTCTCTTTGAGCCAAGCCCCAAGCTTGGTGTCTTTAATCTTCTCTGAGCTCACTGTAGTATTTATTAAATCTCATAATCTGTTTCCGCTCCAGGTCCATCAATCTTTGGATTTCTGCTGTGCGCTTACCAAAATCTTTAATGTTTCTGGCCTCCTTTCTATCCTTTCTAAGCTTCTTCAGTTCTCTATCTGTTTCTAGATACGCAGACTTCAAAGCATACACACCTTTGTATCTTGGGTTTCTGTTGTCTCCAGTTCTTTCAACCTCATTGTACAACCCCTTAATCATGTTTTTACGGTCCGAATACTTTTCCATGTCGTAGTACTTCGAAGGTTCTCCGTAGATGATACGAAGCATAGGCACATCATTGAATGCGATGTCTACATCTTCTTTGTTAACTACCCTTGCGTTCATTCTTCTGACCGTCTTAGACGTTCTTTCAACGAACAAGCCAGGACCACCCATGAAATACTCAATACCATACCACAGCTTATCAGGATTCATGTCAATAGCCCCTGGAACCTCTTGTGAACCCCCAGTAGCATCATTCATCCAAGAGAAGAACGACTTCACGCTTTCAGGAGACCTGAACGACATCGATGAGGCAGGAACTGAATCGTCCCATCGCTTCGAGTATACAGGAGAACCGAAGTATGTTTCGTTAGTTGCGATGTCCACCATGGGCTTCAATGGCGTAGGAATGACAGATTTGAGTGCCTTAGTAGACAGGTCTTTTGATTGACCAAAACTGATTGGCGAGAATGAGTTAATGAACGAAGAGGCTACAAACATAGAGCCTGAAGCAAAGTCTCTCGTTCCAGCTGCTCCCTCTACCGCTGCCGTACCCATATTGGCGAATACGTTGTACCCGTATGGCATAGGGATCTTGAAGTAATTCTTCCCATCAGGTCTCATGATCACCAGGTTTCTCTCCTTCACGTAATCAGGAATCTTAGTCCAGTACAACTCACCGTCTTCATCCTCGTCGGACATCGCCATACCCAGCATGGTGAGCATCCCGCTAAACAGGGTGAGACCTCCAGCCATTTTCTGTGCGGTGGTAGTTCTTTCATACCAGTTTCTCTCAGACCCGTCAGGCTTCACTGGAGCCTTTAATCCTGTGAGCGACCTACCCAACCTAGCAGTACCCTGCACAGAAGCGTTAAAGAATAGGTAGACTGCGTTCAATGTCTGACCCCATTCTCCGTGCTTGTTGAAGTTTACCGTTATGTTCTTAGCGAACTGAGCCGCCTTAGCTCTTGACACTCCGTTCTCTCTAGCTGCGATGTAGGAAGCAAGACGTATGCTGTTCTCGAATGCGTCGTTCACTCCTTCTACGAAGTCAAGTACATTCTTTGCCTTGCCCAAGATCTCTTGAGCCCGACTCTTTTCTTCTGCGGAACCCTCAAGCTCAGCAGCGATTTCATCCAAGGGCTTCATGTAGGCCCATCCAGTCTTGCCTCCGTCTGCTTGGTACTCCTCGTAGTACCTCATGATCGTAGGATCAGCCTTCTGTTCTCTTCCAGTAGCTCCTCGAAGCAGAGACTTCAGCGAAGGACCCACCTTGTTAAAGAGGTCTCGCATAGCTCTCTCACCGTTCAGGAATCCACCTTCAATCTCAGACTCAGCAGCGGCGTTAAACACAGCTGACTGGATGTCACGAGAAAAGTTAGACAAGATAAACTCAGGGTTCTGAGTGGTAAACGCAGCTCTCAACCAAGTGGACGGCGCTCTCAATAAACGAATGAACTGATTAGTTTGAGGAACGTTCATGTTCTTCAGGGCGTTAGCGTAGCTCGCGTCTCTAAATCGAATGAACTTCTGCTCTCCGTCTATCCTTACAGGGACTACGTGTGGGTCAAGCGCGTTAGCATTATCTATCACGCTCCATGCTTCTCGGTTTGGATTGTTCTTAACCAAGTTGTACAGGGCGTTCATCGCCTCATTCTTTCTAGCTTCGATGTGTACTGAAGCGTTCTGAGCTACCGCCTGAGCAAGTACGTTCTCCGCTCTTGTCTTACGACCTTTAGCTCTCTTTGTCTGGTCTCCGAATACGCTTAGCCCAGCACCTCCTGTAGGGTAAGAACTAGTTACCGAAGACTCTTCGTCTGTAGCGAGACCTGAGAGAGGGATGTAGTTGCTGAACATGCTCTCGAAAGCATCAATAGCTTCCTGAGTTTCAAGTCCGAACTTAACCATGGTATCTCTAGTGTCCTGCTGCATATCGCGAACCAAAGAAACGATGTCGTCAAGTTGAGTTCTCTTCTCCTCGCTGTAAGACTCTAAGATTTCGTTTGCTTCCTCTGTAGTGATACCACTACCATCCTTGACGTCCCCTTCGGTTCTCTCCTCGATCACTCTGTTTCTCTCTTCTGCGTGGAGAGCGTACAGGTACTCAGATAGCTCGTCAGAAGTGATCTTCGAGGTCTTCATTGAGTTAGTAATCTGTTCTATCCTTTCGTCTAAGAACCTTAAGTCGTTAGCAGCCTTGCCATACATGGTCTCTTCTGCTAGCTTGAAGTCTTCAGACTCCTTTACTGTGCGACCTTTGAAGGTTTCTACGTCCTCTTGAAGCAAGAACACCCCCCTGTATTTATCCTGAAGCCTAGTCAGCCACTTGTCTGCCCACATTTGTGTAGACGTTCTGTTACGAACGTGCCAAGTGTTTCCGCTATCATCTGTGCTTTCAGTGAAAAGAGGAACAGAGTTTCTGCTATTAGCAGTATTGTTAATGATCTGAACGTCCTTGTCATGAGACATTCTTTTCGCAGTGTTTATTAGCAGCGAATGCTCGACACCCATGTTTATTCTGTCTGTTACTCCGCCTCTAATTCTAGGTAGAACAACAGACTTTGCACCTTTTATAGCCTTTTTTGCGGTATCAAAAAACTCTTCGTCGTTCGTAACCTCAAGGCCTTGCTTGTCGAACTCCTGATCGTAATCTTTTTCGAATTGTCCTGAGTGTAAATCGTAGTAATGATACCTTCTGTCTGGAATCATTAGCGTTTGCTCCTCTGGGTTAAAGGTTGGGTACTTTAGAGAGAATGCGAATGGATCTCCCTCGGCTCTTTCTTTTGTCTCCACCAATGTAAACTCTGCACCGTCTTCAAGTCTTATTGATTGAACCGCCATGACCTCGCCGATCTTAAACGATTGCACCGCTGGGTTTACAAACGATCTTCTAATGTTCACAGGGCTCATTCCTTCTGGAGTGTACTCTTTGTTTGTAGCGTACAAACCATCTTTCTGAGAAAGAAAAGCATCCATCAGTTTAACTCTGAACTGGAATGGGTCCGAAAGGTAATCGATATCCTTTTCGTAATCTGCTTTTAATGGGGCCAGGTAGCTACCCAAAGCATCGCTCTTAACAAGCGACAGAATTGCATTGTATATGTCCTCGTAATCCTCTCTTGTTCTCACAACAAGTTTTCCTCCGTTTCTTTCTAGGTAGTCCGAAAACTCCTGATTGTCACCCATGAATTTAGGAAGAGCATATCTTAAGGCGTTGAGAACGCCAGGTTCGGAGCTAGAACCATTGATGTATTTCGCTCCGTCCAGCTTGTCTACCAAAAACTTTCTAAGCCTCTTTATCTCTATGTCCTCTTGCGTTTTAGTCATATAGGCTTCGCCCATCGCTGTCTTGTAGTAATTAAACAAGAAATCAAGGGTGACTTCAAACGCTTGTGTGTTTCCGAGTATGTATTGAGGACCTTGGGCGACGTAATGAATTTGAATTGATTCCTGACCAAGCTCCCTAGCCATATTCTCTGCCTCCTTAAGCTTATTGAGAAGCGCTTTACCTTTCCTCTCTGAGAAGGCAGAAAGAAAACTGCTAGATGTAACGCCAGAGTGCATTGCAGATCGGAAATACTTACCAAGGTTAACCTCTCCAAAAGTGTGGTGCATGGTTTTGTCATACCCCATTGTCAGTACAACCTTTCCCTCCTCTGTTTTTAAGTCTACAAAACTTAACCCCTTTGACTCTACGGCTCTTTTAGATGCGTCGCTAATAGGGATTCCAGGCACAATAAGCTTAGAAGCTCTAGACGTGTTGATGTGTCTAGGCTGTCCTTCTTCGTCGGGTTTTGTGAGTACGTCGTCTGCCTTTTCTTGCGGGGTCATGTAATCACCTTCACCCATGGTGTACAAGTCGATGTGCTTGTCACGATCGAAGTACTTCTTGAAGCTTTCTTTGGCGTCGAACCCTGACTCCATGAGAGCTTGCATATTGCGGACAGCCGCTTCGAAACCCTCTACGGTTTCAGGCAGCCTTCTAAACTCCTCAGCGGTCATGCCCTCCTCTCTTGGAATGAAGTCACGAATAGGCATTCTTGACCAATCCAATCCAAAATCGTCCATCACTCTGAACGCTTCGGTTCTAGCAGTATTGGTAGCTTTGACTCGCTCTACTTCCGCCTCTCTTTTCTTCTTGGCGGATTCCATTCTCCTTTGAATAGGGCTCAAAGGCATATCGATGTGCATTACGCTGCCATCCTTGTTGAGCCTTGGCTTTGGTGGCTTGATTGCACGGCGCTTTCCATCCACGATGTGGTACATGTCGGTAATGGAGTTTACCCGTCCGTTACCAGTCATCTTGTTGTACCAGTTCTTAAAGTGACCGTAGTCATTCACTCTTACAGACTCGCCTCTGGGTGCCATACGGTCAACAGTAAACAGACTCGCGTCTCCCTTTCCAGCAGCTGGGTTAAGTGTGTAGTAAATCTGAGCCTGCTGCAAGTATGTAAATGGCTTAGCTTTTCTTTCGGCTGCTGCTTCCTTATCTGCTTTTGCTTCGACCTCTGTTTTCTTTCCAGCCTTGGCCGCTCTTTCAAAAGCTTTGGCGACCCCCATCAAGTCTGTTTCGCTGTTGATTACAGAGTTGCCAGTGTATTTAGAAAAGAATCTGTTGAACAGGTCGATGATTCTTTGCTTAAGACTTCTGTTGTACTTAGAAGGGTTTGCCGCATAGTCAACAAGCATTGCAACAATAGCCTCTTCTTCTGTTTCTTTTATTAAGTCTTCTTGTGTCTTTCCTTCAACTTGAGCTCCGTAGACTTTCTCTACCTCAGATATAAGGTCGTTAAGACGGCTATCTGTTGAGGCCAGATCCTTGAGTTCTTGATAAAGGCGACTTCTTGACTCTGCATTCTCGTCAATGAGAGAGCTAAGAACTCCGTGACTGAACTCGTGTCTAATAGTATCAACCAAAGGGGGAAGCTCTTGATCGAGACCCAGCTTTGTGTAGTCGTACAAGTAGATAGTCTTCTTAGAAGGGCTGTAGTTACCAAGAGTGACTGAGTTCTTATCAATCATATCTTGGGCGTTTTCTGTACCCTCTACTTCTCTGGCATATGAGTCAACATCTTTCATGAAGACTACATTCAACCCGCTTGACTTGATAGCCCCTTCAAAAGCAGAACCCATATTAATGAGGGTCTCGTGGAGCTCCGTAGGTACTTCGTTGTCGGACAAGAACTGAGAGTTCATGTTTTCAAGCTGAATATCTACGAAGTTTGTTTGAGCTGCTTCTTCGGCCATGGCCTCAGTGTCAAGCTCGAACGTAGACACCTGCTGTTCGTCTTCAGCGGTTGCCTCTTCTTTCTCCAGTGTCTTATGCTGTTCGGCTACATTCTGAGGTGTAGCCTTAGCTTGCGTCTCTACTTGGTTTCCTTCAGCGTCCTCTACGAACAACGGAAGCTGTCCTTTATTCTCTTCAGCATACTCCCTTGAGAAAGCCTTACCCTCAATCTCTTTCTTGACTTCGTAGAGCTTTTCCATCTCAGCCTTCTTCTCAGTAAGCTGCTCTGGGTTGTACTCGATTCCTGCGAGATCCTTACCTGACTTGATTTGGTCTTGCAGCTGGGCAATACGTCTGTTCACAGCCGCGACCTGAACAGCCTCATCTTGATTCAGAGTGGCATACGCATCAGCTCCCGCTCCGTTGATAGCATCGAAGGCTGCAAACTTTTCCTGAAGCAGTTGCTTCTTGGCCTTCTTGATGTCTGGGTCGGTCTCATTGGCGTAGTCAGCAGCCATAGCTCTGAGCTCTGCATCGATCTTCTGCTTGTCCTCTGCGACCTTAGAGTGAGGGACAGTATTTGAACTTGGCAAAGCTGCAATACCGCCGCCAAGCGCACCACCAGCTAATGCACCGTATACGAAAGAGTCGTAAACCTCATGCGGGTTAAAGTTGTCGAGGTTAAATTCCTTGTCTTTAAACGCAGAGTCATACATCATTTCTGACATCTGACCAAAGACGCTTACTAAACCCTCTTCAATGCCCTCACCAACTGTGCTTCTGATTACTGGGTTCCCAGTAAAAGCAAACTTTTTGCCCGCTTCCTTTACGCTACCCATCATCTTTCTCCTCAGCTCATTGGCTGCTCCTGGAAGACCAGCGCCAAGCTTAGACAAAAGAAGTGATGTACCTACTTCTACTACGCCATCGGTAATGGCGTAAGCCATTTTCTGAGATTTAGTTAGCGTGGGGTCATCCAATCTTCTGACGTACTCCTTCGCCTGTACGTCAGCGCCTATAGCTGCTGAACCTACGACTGGACCAGCAAGGAAAGGGGCGTAAGTTCTAATTGCATCAGCAACAGCATACGTACCCTCTACGAAGAATTTAGTTCCGACGTCTTCATACTGCCCGTCAGCAATCAGGTCGCTTAATCCTTTGGCTGCGTTTTCTGGAGACACACCCATTGCAATCTGTTGTGCTTTCTTTTTCTCGGCAATGTCAGCCTCATAGCTCTTCAGTTGTGATGCCCCAAGCGCTGCCATAGCGTCACCGTAATCTGCGGCACCCTCAAGGCCCAAACCTTTAAGTACACTTGCGGCTGCTGATTTACCCTGAGTGTCAAGCGCGGTAAAGGTGTTCATCATGTTCTTGAACATACCTTCAGTTGCACCCTTGATGACGTTAGTCACAGGGTCTCCCGTTACGTTAGCGACAATCTCTTTTGCTGTCTGCTCTGCTAAAGAGCGCTCTTCAGTGTCTTGATACTGAGCTAAAGCAGCTAGCTCGTTTATGGTTTTTTGCTGCTCGTCACTTGGTATTCCTTCTTCGATCGAAGACGAACCCAAATCGATATCGGCTTGACCCGAAGTCGGCGTATAAGCCAAGAAATCCTCCTCTGAAGCTGGCTCGAACTCTTGTTGGGAACCAACGAGATTTTTTTTTTCAACCCCCATCAAGCCATAGAAGTCGTCAATGGAGTTCTTGTAGCCTTCCTGCTGGGCCAAACCATACATGGTTTTCATGGCCTCTTCGTTCTCACCAAGCAGGGTAGTGAAGTCTTCGTAACTCTTCTTGTATCCTTCTCGCTGTGCGAGTTGATACATAGTGTTTATAGCCTGTTCGTTCATTCTTAGTTAAACGGTTCCATAGCTCCACCACCTCCAGAAACAACTGTCTCTGGAACTTCAAAGCCTGCATTGATAGCTCTTAAGAATTCATTGAAAGAGACGCCGTAAGCCTCTCTAAACATACCACTCAACTTACCCATGGCTATTCTGCCGTCAGCCGTGTTGGGGTCAATAACAATATCTCCGATAGATTGATCGTCGATGTTACCTAAGCCAGACAGAATAATCTGTCCTTCTTTTGTCAGGGCAATGTTTCCTGGGGTTCTTGCTACTTCCCTTGGGGTTGTGATGGTCCTCTCATCAAAAGATGATGCGCTTGGATCATAGTTAGGGTTGTCCATGGTGACCATCTTTAGGCTATCTGGCAAGAATGGAGTAATATCCATCTTGTCGGTCATGGCAATTGGAGAGAATGTAACCTTGTCTTCTTGCACCTGAGACACAGAAGGAACGAATCCGAGGAAGGACTCCTCAGCAGAAGTAAACGTTTCAAACTCACCTCCAGTCATAGATGGAACTTCACCAACGACTTCTGACGTGCCTACTATGCTTTCAATAAGTGCTTGATAATCAACAGCTTGGTTCTTTTGCTTAGCTGTTCGGTCGTCTGTCTTCTTTTGGTCTCTGAAGTTAATCCAAGACTTTTCAGCATCTCTTGCCCATGCTTCTCTCGCCTCTTTCATCAAAGCTGGATTGCTCACGATGTCATCTACCTTCATGTTTGGCTTCTCGTTGAGCTGGTAGAACCTAGCTGCTTGACGCTCAAGCTTAGGGTCTGTTTCGGTCATAGCAAGAGAATACTCGTAAGCTTCGGTGCTGGTCTCGTGAGACTTATTCGGGCCTTCAGCTGCGTACCATGTACTACCCATCAGGATCTTACCTTCCTTGAGCTCTGGCATAAAAGGATTCTGGGGCCTTGACTGTACGTATTCATCGATACCAACTGGAGAGCCATCCACAAACTCAGAAGCTACCTCTGGCTTTTGGTTAAGCCCCAGATACATCATATCGTATGATTCATTTGCTCTTTCGTCGATGAGGTCTCCATCCCACTGGTAAGCATCGCCCAAGGCGTAGCGGTAGTTCTTGCCCATGTAAGTACCAGACTGGGGGCCATCTTTTACTGAACCGAAGTTTTCTTTCTTGTAAGCTTCAGCACCGTCAATGAAGTTAGTCAGTCTTTGTGTGGCTTGCTGAAACTTAATCATACCCTCTGTGCTTGAAGCAAACTCATCGAGGTTGTTCGTTAAATGGTTAGCCCACTCTTCTGCCTTGTAGAAGTCTGTTCCGAACATGGTGGAGCTATCGGCCTGCTCGATCATGGCGGCCATCTCCAGCGCCCTGGATTCTTTCTCCGCTTTCTGCTGTTTTCTCCGCGCCTGGCCCTCCTTAAGTGCCGCAAATGGATCTACAGTGAGTGCAGTAGCGCCATATGGAATTGGTCCGTTACTCATTTTCTAGCCTTCATTGCGAACTCTCGCATCAACTTACGGAAGTATGGTGACTCTTTCGATACTTTCTTTTGTTGATCTGGGTTCAAGATTGCCTCCCCTCCAGTCATCTCCCCAATTTTAGCTCCCTTCTGCATGATGTCGATTGGATTCTTGTCATGAGAGAAGCCCCCTGGGGTGATCATCCCATTTTTACCGATGGGTAGTGCTCCAGTTTGACCAAAAGAGCTCGCAATTAATTTTTCCCTTCCTGCGTCCGTAAGCCTGTCAAAACCTAATTTTTTGCCTAATCCAGAACTTTTAAAATCACCAGAGAAACCATTGTCACTATCAAATAAAAACCCACTTAAAGCGTCAGCTCCAATCTGACCTAGATTGGAAGCAAGCCCAGCTTTAGTTGCTCCCGTCTGCTGTCTAAGCAAATCTTGAATCATTTGAGATTGCTGAGCTGCCCCTCTAGCTACATCAAGCTCTTCACCCATAAGCTGTCTTTCTGCTTGGGTTTGAAGGTCTTGAGCTCTCTGCTGTACGCCAGCAAATTGCCCCAGAGCTGCTTGTTGTCTTGCTGCTGACTGAGCCTCAATACCCATTCTGGATTGCGCTGCCTGTCTCTGTGCGGCTCCCAAGCCCCCAAGCAAAGCCTTAGCCCCTCCAGCTTTCAAGGCTCCAATACTAGACGCTTCTTGCTCTGCTGCAACCTGTCGCTGCATATCCGCTGCTGGATCTTGCTTCGACATAGCGAGGTATTGATTCCAAGCAGAGCCAACACCATATTGAGGCATTGATTCTCTCAGTCTTTTGTATTCTGCTTCGGCTGTTTCTTTTCTTTCAGCAGCGATAGCTGCTTCGTCATCAGTAAATTTCTTTCCCTGACGATATTCAATAAGGCCAGGGAGTGCCGAAATCCCTGCTTTCAGTAACATTGGTAAGAAGGCTGCCATTCTACAAATATAGTTATTATCCGCCTAACGGATGATGAGACTTAGAATCGGTAATGTGGGTGTTGATGCAGTATAGTTCTTGCTTTGTCCCTGAATCAGCAGACGGAAGCGTTAATTTGATTTTTGCATAGTGACCTCGAATGACATCACCCTCTCTTGCAAGCTCAAGCTTCATGTTGGTTGTCGGCGATGAAAGAGCCGTGTTAAACGTTATCGTGGTGGCTGTATAAGCCGTAACCTGTTTGGTTTCTCCAGCGATTGTGAGATCAATATTCAACGGAATGGGTAGTCTGTTCAGCCTTGCTCCCGTTACAGTGTAAGTAGTGACAGAATCTAAGGTCAGATCTCCGATGTGTATTTCTTCGCTGGTGCTATTACTGGATTTATCTCTTGGCATCGCGGCATAGTAACTTCCTTCGTTTTCCCTCCAAGAAGTTACTCCTCCAGTTTCTTGACTCAAGTCAGTTGTTATATCTGCGTTTCCAACCACGTCCCAGTTGCCTGAATCACCCTCGTAAGATATAGCGTTGTACACCTTGACGCGAGAAGGGGACAGCTTAGACACTACTTCGACTATCGAATCACTAGCGTCACCGTAAAATGTATTAAAAATTCCCGAATCGTGACTGTGGATGTGACCATTTTGCTCCTTAAAGCTTAACATCAGGTTATTTACAAACCCGTAAAAATCAGGAACAAAAGAACACCTTGATTGCCACTTGCCGTAATTCACGTTATACGAATATGTCGTGTTTTTCGTTGGTGTATTTGAGCTAGTTCCAGTTATATAGTACGCAGCATCATCTGGATCGTATCCACTTACAAATCTGTCTCTATCCCCCCCGAAAAAGTCGTTAAACACGTTCTGAACGTTTTTATTTGAGATAGGCGTAAGTTGCCCGCCAGCAAATCTCATAACCTTTCTTCTAGAGGCGTCAACGAAGTAGACGTCGTTGTCCACTACAAGGGCTGACTCTGGATGATCACACCCAAAATCACCAGTAGAGTATTGAGGCTTGCTGAAGATATCTGTGGATATAGTGACGTTTGATGAGCCTCCAGAGTATTGAATTATATTCTTGTTGATCGGAATCAAAGAGAACTTGTTCTGTTGGATTGCAACTAAATCATCGTTGTAGTTTGCTATGTAGTTGACAGGTCCAAACCGATGGTTCAAAGAAGTGAAGTTAGCCAAACTAGGGTTGAAGGATGAAAGAACGAGATTCTCTACGTCTTCAACGTAGGCATCGCTATACGTGATTCCATTCCTAATCCTTCTTTGTGCAGCCTTATCATATACTACGTGAGCCCGCCCAGCATTCCATGCTTTGGACGGGAAATAATCCGAGGCTGTGCTACTTTCTAGTCTTCTGACAAAATATTGCCAAACACTAGTTCTGGCATCCGCAGATTGATTTATATTAAAGTCACCCACAGAAGCATTCTGCCCTCCGCTAGTTGTAGTGTCTTGCAACGGAACAGGAGATTTACAAGCAACAGGTCTATAATGGACAGAGCCAGCATTTGTGGTCAGTCCGTCTGGAGGAGAAGTGTCAATCTTTACGCTCTCTCCTATTTCGTAATATACGTGCTCGTCTGTGCTTTTCGCTGGGGTGTATATCTCTACAACACAGTTGTGACCCCAGTAATTAAAACCAGAGCTTGAATTATCGGCAGAACCCCCACCTCTATACGTGTAGTTCGAGATACAAAAGAAGTCAAACCCGTCATACTTGAGTGTTTGAACAACGTTATTGCTATCCAGGAATGTAGCTCCAGAAGCAATGGCTGGTTGCTCAAGCACCAAAAATGTACCCTCATGGTTCGTGTCCGTACCCCCAGAGTGAATAATATCTTCGTTGGTTGAAGTAATCGTTTCCACTCCAACAACATCAAACTCCATTATGGAGCCGTCGTTTGCCAAAGGGTATAGAGTAGTAGCTCTGTACGTGTCTGGCTTAGGTGTCGGATCGTAATTATCAATTTCGTCCCTGCTTACTATCCTTAATTTGTCCCCTTTTGTGAAGGAGTAATCCCTTAAGCTGTTCTTTTCGCTCTTGTAGAGCTCAAGGGTGTTTATGTTTACATATACCTGACACTTGTTTTTATCTGGGTCCCCATTCAACGACCCGTCTACGCCTGCTGGAACTGACACATACCTGGCTGGGTATCCACCACCAGTTGTGTATTGAACGTAATCATCTATTTCAATGGGTCCTGTACATACCAGTTGATACCTGTCGGCCCATGTAGGGGCCACCTCAACAGGGGTGGGCAACCCATCAAAAGATAGGTTAAAAGATGACGGTCCCATCAGCTGAGAAGTTGCGCTTCTTTCGCCGTACCACTTGTTGTACGCAGTTCCCAACTCGTTAACAAACCCAGACCTATTGTATTTGTCGTAATAAACAATCCCAAACTTATGGTTGCTTCCAGCCTTAAAGCTAGAAACATAGGTCTCTGAGACTGACGTTATGTCCTGATTGGATATGTACCCAGAAATAAGTGATGACCACTGCTGATTAGCCTCATTGTCAGCTATTGCAGAAGGAACGTTATCAGAAGCGTTAGCAAACACACCACCAAATATTGGTCCAAACGTATAGCTATCGGTTAGACCAGCATCACTAAAGTCTACACCAACAATTCTTGGGTGTAGCGTCAAAACACCAGACGAGTTTATCTCGATGTTGTCGTCAAACTTAAAGTCAACGCTTACGTCTCCATAGACATTAGCAGTGTTTCCGTTTTCGGAAAGGCTATACCCCCCAGTGGGGGCATTAGCAGGACCATAATCGTAAACAAGATTAACACTATAGTCCTCTAGTTTTGCTTTTATAAGCTCGACTATAGCCTGTCTGTCTTGCGAATTAGACATTAAGTAAGATCGAGCGGCGAAAAAACTTATAGAAACGTCAACGTCCGATGCCGATGTAGCGGGCATACTAAAGATAGTGTTGGACATGGTGACAGGGTTGCCGCTAGGATCAGAAGCTTCTACCTCAATAAAGTTTCCAGTCGATGCCGTTACAGACCCTTCGGGTCTGAAACCAAAAGATATTTCATTTTGACTACCTGCTGGAATAGTTGACGACTGATAAAGAGAGGAGAGGTCGATATCTATATCTATAGGGGTAGCCTCAGATATAAATGTTGGGATCTGAATGGAGGTAGCTATATTGCTAGATATGGCAGCGTCTGGGTCGTGATAAGAAAACCCAAAACCCCTAATCAAAGGTTTATGATTGTTTCTTCCCTCTTCATAGTTCGCATATACCAGCCTGTCAGACGAAATAGACTGACCAAGAGCCTTCAATGGCACGTTGTCATACAGCTTGTTTACTAGCGTTGGGTCCACTGCGCTTAACAGCCTGTCGTTTTTAAAGTTGTAAACCCTTGTACTTGAGTTGTATACAGTGCCTCCTTCCGAAACTTTGTTTTCGTAGGGGTCGAACTCGTCAACAACAAAAAATGTAGTTTCACCACCCTGCCTCACAAGCAACCTAACAGATTTTAAGTCGTAGATTGACTGAGTTAATGGAATTTCAACCTCACAGACATTATACATCAAAGGTGTTACGAAGGAGTCTGTTCTGGGCAGCTTAGTGTGGATATCTGTAAGACTGACAGCCAGTTTAGAATATGGGGATATCGCTGATTCTTCTCCGTCTCTGTATATGTACTGTGTTGCGAACTGAAATGTATTCCCAGTGATCTTGTTTTGATCATAGCTTGAGTCAGTGACAAATCGGAAAGAGCAAGGAATATTTGGGGCTGCCTTTACAACAGTTAAAGCAAAGTCTAGATTGCTGTTACTAGCGTTATCGTAGTCTCCATCGATAGCCCTGGTCACATTGAGCTTTCTTGGTTCGTTTACATTATCTGTAAAGTACAAAAGCGTTTCAACCCTCAGAAATGGAGATTTAACGATTGGTGTAGATATGTTAATTACATCACCCTTGACAAACCCGTCCTCATTAAAGTTAAGCCAGCTACCCCTGATTATAATATCGTAATCATCAGAAGATTCATTGTATCTAACTACATGGTGATCGTTATTATCCCCCCAGACAAACCAGTATATCGATCCGTTTTCGCTGTCAGCAACACTCCCGATGCATTTATGTGCGTTTGTCGTTTCTATCGAATTCCCAGTAACAGCACTAACAGCTGCTGTTCCCCTAAGATTCCTAACAACTCCTTCGGTCCCTTCCCCGCTAACGGTTACCGAAACGTTGAGGGCGTCCGTCATGGCACCCTCCTTTAGCAGGCGCTCGTCCTCGTCACTGACAAGGAAGCGTGGTATCATCTTATCAATAGGCATCAGAACTTAGGTGCTTGTCTGTAGTTCTTTCTAATCGTCTTCAAAGCCTCTTCTTTTGTGAAGGACTTGATACGAGCATTGGCTTTCCTTCGCTCGTTGTAATACTCCTGTCTAGCGCGAGCTTTCTCGTTGGCTGGCACAGATGCTTTTCGCTCGATAATCTTGTAGTACATATAAGACATCAAGGCTTCCTCTGCGTATACGTGAACCGAAGGGTTGTTCGAACGACCTTCGTCAGCCACATACTCAATAACAACTTCGCTGATGTCTCCATTGCTGCCTATCTCTATTCTGTTCTGGTCCAAGTTGACTCGGAACTGACCGTAGTAGTTGCCTCCACCAACGCCGTATATAGCCGTAGCAGCCCCGTAAGCGTAGTTTCTGAACACATATGAGTTAAACCCTTGGGAGAGGTCATCGGAGTTGCCTGGTGAGCCGCTATTCGTTACAGACTTAGAGTCGATTCTATCGTAAACTCCGTCGCTGTCTGTATCGTAAGCGTCAGCAGCCTTACCTACTTTCTCTCCGCTTGCGTTTGCGTAAGCCTGAGAGAAGTTGATGTTCTTGTTTTCGCCTAACACGTAAACGATACCATCACTACCAACCACGCCCACCTTACTCCAATCCACGTAGTCGTCAGGCAACTCAACAGTGTTGGTAGAGGTGTCCACCGTCAGCTTCAAAGAGCGAATCTTCTTCGCCATATCGAAACCCATCTCGCGGATACCACGAAGCGCATGCGTTCTGATTTGTGTATCAGATGCACCTCCAGCATAGTCGTCGTCCCCCATCGTAATGATGAAGTCGTTAATAATCTGTTTGAGTGGTACTGTATTTCTAGCCATTAGAATGTCTCTGCTTGTTTCCTAGTCTGCATCTCCTGACCAGTATAGTTTACTATGTCCGCATCCCTCAAGTTGAGACCAATCATCTTGCCGATCTCGTAGATCAAATCAGAAGCGTAGTGTTCTGGAAGCTCGAAGTCTCTTTGAGCAGCAGCAGTATTACTGTATAAAGGAGCATTAGGAAGTCTTTCCCCGTCAGAGTTCCTGCTTTCTGGGAGCTTGTAGTAACGAACCTCAATTTTGTTTACAGACGTAGGGAATACGTGAATGCTATCGGACACAAGGGCAATGGGGAAATCCTCGGTAGGGGCGCTCAGGTTGCTGATTAGGATACGCTCAATCTTTTCTTCATCGTAGCAAAGCTCAATAGGCTTCTTAGTTGATTGATCAAGCAAGATGCTACCAGCAGTAGATACGCTGATGATGCGAGACAAATCAGTAGGCTTATTGAAGACGCCACTTGACTTAGGTACTGTCTGCTTCTTAGAGAAGAAAGCCAGATCCTCTTCGATTCTTTTGATGCGAGACTTATCGCGCATAGGGTTGAACCCTGCACGAGACAGTCGCTTAGCGTCCTTGAGCTCGTCAAAGAGACCGTTGTATATGTTCAGCTGAGCAATCTGCGCGAAGCCGTTGAACTCGTCATTAGACACAAACCCTTGTTGGTCTTTGTTGGCGAGATCTAACAGCGTATCATGCACTAAAGATATACTAGCTCCGTATGCTTGTGCCATGGAACAAATATACGAAAAAGAAAAAGCCCCCATTTTGGGGGCTTCTTCACGTATATACTAGATTGCTTAACCTAACTGACGCTCGATTTCAGAAAGTACTGGTACGCCAGCCTCAGTCATGCAGTATCGGACAAACACGTTGAGGCCGTCCTGTCCAGCAGGGATGGCGATGATGTGCTTGTTGGTGTCGTTCCAACGAACGTGACCGTCATTAAAGTTGATGATCCCGTAGTCAACAGCTGTCTTGAGCTTAGCTCGCATCTTGGTGACTGGGTTGTCAAACGACTTGATGAATGTCTCTGGGTTGCGCTTAGCAAAGACGAGAAGGTCGTGCTTGATCTCGTCCACCTCTCGGTCTGTGTTTACGTTAAGAGAGGTGGCTACAGCCATGATGTCATCAAGTGGACGCTCACGAAGCAAAGCGATAGCATCCATCTGCAAGAACTCTGTCTTGAGGTCGCTCTTTACTTTCTTCATGATGTCTACCCTTTCAAACAGATTGCCTCCGTTTGCAGAATTGTCTGGATGAACATCTAAAAACTCAATCAGGTTAGGCTTTTCTGGCGAGACAAAAAGTCTTCCATCAAGAAAACTAATAGATGATTTAGTTGGTCGCTCCGATTGTTCATCTACGTAAATAGATGGCTCTTTTTCGCAGTAACGAATTACTCTAATCGAGTTTTTTTCTTTACTGAATACACTTTTCTCTGAGCTTCCCATAAGAAAAAGTTTGCCATTAGGCGCCAACAGCTTATACTCTACTGGCATAAGTGGCTTTTCCTTCTGTGGGCGAGTTGCTTTTTGAGGCTGAGCAACAACCTTCTTGGGGCGGCCAGGCCGCTTAGTCTGTGTAGTCATGATTAAATAGAATTAAAATTTAAAAGAGTAATAAGGCAGGGGCCGAAGCCCCCGCCGAATTACCATAGTCAGTCTTACTTCAATGCAACGTGCTGGTTTGCAGCGCGTACACACAAGTTGCACTCAGAACGGTAGTGGAACTTAGCCACGTCATCACCGTTTGTAGCGTAACCGAGTACGCCACCGCCTTCTACCCAGTGCTCCATTTCGCGTGAGTAGTTACCAGCAGCCTTGTAGTTCATCTCCAAAGATGGGTTTCTCTGACCAGACTTAGGATCAACCAAAGTAGTCAAAGGAATCAAAGCACCCTTGTAAGAAGACTTACCGCCAGTAGTTGGGTCATTCAAGAGCTTCCAGTTGTGCTTGTGGAAGGTGTAACCACCACGGTTAAACGACTGGAATCCAAGAGATACTGCCATGTTCTGGTCGTTGTTAAACGCGCCATACGCAGCAGCCAAACCGATTCCGTTTCCGCCCAAGCCACCAGTTGCGAGGATGTTCTCCACCTTCAAAGAAGTGTCTCTATCCAAGTACATAGCGTATTCCTGTGGCGCACCTTCAGCGTCCAAAGCAACCAACAAATCGTCGAAGCCGTTTGCAGTTGTGAATTCGTTGTTAGTAGCAAAAGTATCAGTAGCTACGATACCTCTGTTCTCAACAGCTCCGAAGTAACCTTCAGAACCAGGAACGCTATCAATAGCTGTGTGATCCGCTTCTGCACCGTAAGTAGAGCTAAACGGAAGCTGTCCGAATACCAACATAGCTTCACGCATGTTCATGAACTTGCGACGAGCGTCGATCTCACCCTTCAAGTACCAGAGGTTCTGACCACCTACGTTTACCCAGCCGATGTTAGACGCCTGAGAACCGTTTACGTGGAAGGTCTCCTTAACGATAGTGAATGGGTTCTTACGCAGCGTGTGCTTCACCTGGAAAGGAAGTGTTGGCTGAGCGCTACCCTGTGGGTAAGCGTTACCGATGACGGAGAATGCAGTTTCCGCTAGCGTTGCAGCTGTGCCGTCAGACATATCCTTAAAGCCGAACGTAGCTCCAGCTCCAGTTTCTGTAACCATGATTCTCTTAGTTCCAGACAAGAGAACATCGTACTTTCTCAATACGTCGTTAGAGGCGGTGTTTGTAGTGGATCCTTCAACACCTACTTTTGAAATAGTTCCCACGCCGCTAGCGGCACTACTAAGTGTTACAACTGTGTGCAAACGACCTTCTTCGTACCAGTGAACTTCGTCAGCAGTACCAGCACTCTTCTTTGCGCCAGTGATATCCAGGAGGCCAGTGATACCTTGGTCACCGAAAGTTTGGATGTACATATCGCGTACATCGGGTTTTGTTACGTCGATCAAGTCACCGAGAGAGGTGTAGTTTTGTGGTGACTGATCATACAACAGAGGCTTTTGTTCTGCCCCTGTTCCATTACTAAAAGTTGCCATATTTTCTAATTATTAGCTATTAAACCAAAAAGATGATGGGTTGCCTAGTGCATCCCGTAATTGATTTGCAAGGTTATCACCCTGCGGTTGTGCATTTCCTTGATTCGGTGACGTAGGAGTAGCGTTGGCTGCGTTCTGCACTACTGCTCTCTGCGCATCCGCCATCCCCTGTCTGTAAACAGACTGAACGATTTTGTCTACGTTGTCGATAACAGCTCTGTGCATGTTGAGCATATCGTAATCCCAGCTACCGTCCTCACGCACGTAAGGATCGAAGAACTCGTCAAGGCGAGTGTTTTTCTCAGCGAGCTGACTTTTGTAATTATCATCCAAACCGAAAGTGAAGTTGTTCTCATTTCCGAGATCGAATTCAATCCCTTCCATGGAATCAAGTTCACCACGCATGTTTGAAATCCAGTTGTCATCAATTAATGAAGTCTGCTCTTCAGAGGCTTGGCGTTCTGGGGCCTGATACTGCAATCGCATTTCATCAATACCCTTACGCGCGTTCTCCGCGTCAATCTTCATTTGCAGTTGCGAAAGCTTCACCTCGTCTTCTGAGTTAAGATCTGGATCGAGCTTGTACTTGCTAGAGACCAACATACCGATTTCTTCTTGGGACAGGTTCGGATAATCAGATGCCATTTGCACCTGGATAGCAGTCATGTCATCCATTTCGGAAGGGTTCAACTGCTGGTAAATAAACCAGTCCTGTGGGGCGCGGCCAGTCTTTTCGACAAAATCCGCAATCACAGAAATCCGTTCGTCGAGCTCTCTTTGCTCCTGCTGTTGCACAGTCAAGTCATCGAAAGAATTGATGTTCCTCCCAAGCCTTTCGCTAAGGAATTCGAACACCGCACCCTCGATATCTTCTTGTGCGTATTCTTGTTGAGCCTCTGGTTGCGCTACCTCTGGCTCAGCAATAGTTTCTTGTTGGGTTTGCTCAACCTCTGGAGCAGCCTCTTGAGTAGGCTGTTCTTCTACTGCCTGGGGTTCAGGAGTAGGTTCAGGCTGAGACGTAGCTTGAGCTACCTCTTCATCGCTGATAAAAGTAATTGTATCGTTTTGTTCGGACACAGCGGGTTGCTCAATGGTTTGATTTTCTTGTTCCATTAGAATTTAATTTAAGTGCAAATATATAAATTATTGGTATTACGTTATTTACGCTTTTTTCTCCAGCGACTAACCCTCCCCTTCTCTCTCTTCTCTTTTCTCCCAGCAGCCTTCTCTGCTGGTGTCAACTCACTAGCTGTTACAGGGGTGTCTTTAGAGATTCTCTTAGTGGGTCTAAACGACCTGTCTCCCTTGGAGTAGTCTTTGTCCCCAGAAAGCGTTTTCCATTCTTCTTTGAACCAACGGCGCAGGTTGGCCCCAGCCTTAGTTTTTCTTACCGCCATTCCCCCAGTTCTTTGCACCTACCTTCCTGCACTTTGCGAGAGCACCAGAAGCATACGCAGAAGGCCACACTTTGTAGCGTGACTTCACCTTGTGGTAGCATGCGTCTCTTCTCTTCTTTACCTTAGGCATGGTTAACGAGTTTAAACTTGGCTTCTTTAACAGCGCCAGAATGTGGTTTGTAATCTCCTTTCATAAGAAAGTATCTACCCCGATCCACCATCCAGTGAAAACCAGAAGGTGCAGAAACAGACTTTGTAGCAGAGCTAACTTTAAGCTTACCGCCCTTGTTGTACTTAACCGCATTCATTAACATCTCCATTTTCTAAGAGCAAGCGCCTTTCTTGTTGGCTTGCCATTAGGCTTCTTCATAGGTCCCTTCACTCCCTTCATGCGAGCACAAAACGAACGACGTCTAGCCGCTCGTTTCCCCGTAGGGTTTTTCTCAGTTACTGCTGGCTTGAGGTTGCTGCCAGTCTCTCTGTTGTACTTTGCGATGCCCGCACGGGTCAAGCCTCCAGTACGAGACTTGTGCTTCCCCATCTTAAGACTGACATTCTTCTTTGCTCTAGCCATAAGGCAAAGATAATAAAAACAAAAAAAGGCCCGCGAGGGGCCTTCTTCTGTCACGCTAAGAGAGCTTATGCGTCAAGTGTAAAGTTTGGGAGGGCGGCTGCAACAGCTGCGTCTACGATAGTGTCGAGGTTGGTCTCACCACCAGAGTTGTTGTACTGGATGTTGAGGTTGTGCATGTACACACCGTTGTTCTCTACCGCCTTCATAGCGATGTATACGTTAGACTCTTGTACGCTCACTGAGAGTACAGATACTGTTGGGTTGAGGAGGGTGAATCCACCGTTCTCAAATTCCTTTTCTCCTGTATAACTCCAGGACTTAGATTCAAATGCAAATGCCATAATTAAAAAGTTTAGTGCAAAGATAATTAAATTATTCTGTCTCGTTTAAATCAAGGTTTGAATCAATCCATAAAGAGTGATTATCGCTAAAGTACTGCGATAAATCTTCTTGAGTCATTGGTCCTTCTCTGCTTAACTCAACAGCAGCAAGAGTTCCGTCAAGACTAACCATGTAAGTATCTATGACGTCGTCGTATGACGAGATTTCCGATGTTGATATAACCTTATAACCCATATCTAGCTTTTCTTGCGTTGTAATTTGCGAGAACCTCTGTAGATGTTAAAGCGGCATCATAAACCCTAGCTTCTGAGAGGTTGTAAGATCTGTAGCCAGAAGAATTCAAGGACCCATCAGAAGTGACTACATTACCTACAGTTAATTTACTTGTAGTAGAACAAAGGTCAGGAGTTCCTCCAAATATCGTTGAGCTACCTGCCGACACCCCGTTTATATATGCTGTGACATCTATGTTTCCGTTAGCTGCTGGAACTGTAACCCAAGTTATACACTTCCAGGTGTTTGGCGTAATTGGGCCGCCACTTGTGAGAGTATAATTGAAGCCTCCGAAAGCGCTTGTACGACCCGTGTATTGTACATCTCCAGAAGTGCTTACCCTCATCCAGTACCCAGCGTTTGTTGTGGTGCAATCAGTAAAGTAACCCCTATTCATAATCCAAACCTCTTGGTTTGTAAACCTTTGAATCCAAATCTCGACAGTAAAGTTTGTTGGGAATGTTCCTGGACCAGCTACTTGTGCGTAGTCATTGACCCCGTCCATAGAGATATACTTAGGTGAGGTTCCGCTTACCGCTAGAGACCCACCTAAAGTACCTGTGTTGCTATTTGAAAGATCTGTAAAAGAGCTACCTGAAGAATAGAAGTTCGAGTCATTAAAATCCCAATGATACATAAGGTTGTTTGTAATAACAGAACCTACCGCACCGCTTGGTGCCTCTTGCCCAGCAAATTTATCAATGTCAGCTTTTGCTACATCGCTTATCTTGGACAGATCAGCCCAAGCGGTACCTGTTACTTTGTCAATAGCCATTACGAGAGCTCAATCCAATCCTTAGATGGGTCGAAGTAAACAATGTTAGTCCCTACTTTATACCCACACACTCTTACTACAGCGAGAGCTGTTGTTGGAGCTGTAGTAGTCAGTTGATTAGCTGTCTCGCTAAGGTAAACAACGTCCCCTACACTACCTCCAGGATCAGTACCAACATATACAAACCCCTTAATTACCATCCCATCTACATCTGAATCTGTCCCTGCTGAAACAGACAGCATTCCTTTAGCTGTAGATGCAGCACTAGCGTCTGTATTAGCCCAGTTGCCTGAACTGTCTAAATAATACACATTCCCCGCTGTAGGGGTTGATGCACCCTGATACCAAATCTCTGCACCCTTGCCGTAATCTCCCGCTGCTGCAAGCCCGCCTTCGTCTGATGTTATACCCCCAGTAACTTCAAATGAACCGTTAACTCTCAGGATGTCATTATTAAACTCCCCGTAAATCAGTGGGGTGGTGGAGTTGCTGTTCTCTATGTAGAGGCGGTTGCTGTTTGTCTCAGATGAGCCAGCTTGATAACCAATAAAGATGTTCCCTGAACCAGTGCTATCTCCTGCCTGATGACCTAAAGCAACACTATTTCCACCTGAAAAGGCTTGGTATCCAATACTTATTGAGTTGTTTTTAGTTGCATAACCTCCTGCCTGAAAACCAATATTTATAGTTCCAAATCCATTATTGTTAATTCCCGCATTGTTTCCAATGTGTACGCTTCGAGTATTTGGGTTGTTTCCTGCACCTGAGCCAAGCGCCACAATTCCAGAATATGCTCCGCTAGTCAATGATGACCCCGCGCCAGCTCCTATGAAGGTGTTGTTGCTAGCACTGGAATGTGTTGACTGATAACCTGCCTGATGACCAAAGAAAGTGTTACTACTACTAGCAGTCAAGGCAGCCCCAGCCTGATAACCAACAGCCGTATTGCCAGTACCAGTAGTAAGCGCAGTTAATGCTTCATATCCTACTGCTACTGTGTTAGCAAAGGTGGAGGTTCCTGAAGAGCCCTGACCCGCACTTCTACCAATTGCAACATTTTGACCTCCTGTCGTGTAACGCGCAGAATCATAACCAATCACAACGTTATCTCCAGCGGTTGATTGTTGACCAGCCCGATATCCCAGTATAACGTTTCTAGGGTTGGTTACTGGGGAGAAATTTTGATTCCCTGCTTCATCTCCAAGAACAACGTTATACCCACCATTCATGCCTTTTGCGGCTCTAAAACCTAGGGCGACGTTGTAGCTAGCTGTACTTCTTTCAAGAGCTGAGCCTCCGATAGCTACATTTTTTTGAGCGGAAGGGGCCAACTGCTGCCCAGCCGAGCGACCTATCCTTACAGAAACGAGGGAGGTTTCGCTAACATAATTACTTGGATTAGAAGTAATTAAAAAGCCGTCATTGGCGGATGCGCCTTGGTCTAACACAAGAACCCCTCCGTCAATTCTAACCTTTCCATTTACGTGTAAGGGCTCACTAGGTGTCGCAGTCCCCACCCCTACATTCCCTGTAGTGTAGTAGATGTCGCTACCAGAGGTTGTCCAAGGGGAAGCGCTTCCAGCACTTCCAGGCTCCCACTTACTATTGGCATTGTCCCACACAAGCGCTTGGCCGTCAGTAGGAGCTACTGTGCTAGTGTCTACGTCTGAGAGGTCATCGATGCTTGCTGCTGCAATACGAGTATCTACAGCAGCGTCTGTATACCCGACCTTTGCGTTGTTTGTAGCGATGTCGCTCTCCATTGTGTCGAGATCGACAGCTTGAGTAACGGAGATAAACGCAACCTTAGTTGAATCAGCCGTCGGGTAACTTACTTTAGCGGTGTTGGCTGCAACCGCAGAGTTAGCAGCTACGCGAGCGTCTGTGTAGTATAGGTTAGTCCCTTCCGTTACGTTGCTTGTACTTGGGGTGACGAAGGTGACAGCACCTGATCCGTCAGTAGCGAGAAGCTGATTGGCTGTGCCGTCAGCAGCAGGCAGAGAGTACTCCACAGTACCCCCAGAGCTAACTTCGATAGCCCCGTCGATTCTAGCCTTTCCGTCAACGAATAGGTTTACCCCACTTGCCCCATAAGAAGTTGTAGAGTTAATTGAAACAGAGTCATGCGCTCCGTCGATTCCTATTTTATTAAGTGAAATTGCGTTTCCATCACCCCCTAAGAACTGTATGTTTGTTTGATTAGGAACTGGAAGGCCAAGAGCAGGATAAAGAGTTACAAAACTTACGTTTCCGCTTCCGTCTGTCTGTAAAACTTGATTTTGAATACCATCAGTTACTGGAAGGGAATACCCCCCGTCATCTGGGTAAATATCAACCGAATTAAACTGTGTGCTTTCAGGGTAATTAACATCCCTTGTTGTATTTAACCTAAAGAGAACATTGTTATTAACGTCAGTAATTGAGGTTTCACCATACCTGAGAATCTTAAATAAAGGGTCGGTATGATTAGTATTCCTGTCATCATAGACGTAAAAACCGTCTTCAGAGGCCCCATTAATCCTTATTGTAACATCATCCCTAGATTTAATGTTTACTCCAGAGCTAGCGCCAGTATTTTCTATATTGATAGGAGAGTAGTTTCCTTGATTGTATAGAGAAATACCATTTGCTGGGTTTTGAGCGCTCCCATCTTTATCTCCCAACATGGAAACCGATCCGTTTAGTGCTATCACACTTAGATCGCCGATACCTTTTTTTATGGCTTGACTGCTGACAGAGCCAGTTCCATCCTTGGTAAAAGTGAATATTTTTCCGTCAAAATTAACGTCTCCGTCTAAATCAGTGTTACCACCTACGGTTAAATCACCAGTAATACTAGGGTTGGACACTAAAGATATAGTGTAGTCACCGTCGGCTTCGACGACGTTTATGTTGCTTCCTCCAGAAAGCGTCTGATCTCCTGTAGCTCCATCCTCAATACCAGCAAGCTTCGCTCTTTCAGCAGCCGTGATATCATTCTTAAGTACCGTTACGTTTGTTTTACCAGAGCTGCTAGCAACTACCTTAACAACGGACGATGATCCAGATACAACTAAGTTAATTATGTCTTCTTGAATGATAGCCATTACTCAATTTCGGTTTCTGAAAACCACCCGTTATCCACCATGTACTGGTGATCACGGACGGTGGTTGTGGATGGTACAATATCTCCAAACGGGAATTTGTTATTTGTTTGAACATATGAGCTAAGAGCATATCGCTCCTCGTTAGTCAGCTCAGGAAAGCAAGCCACGAGCTTTTCCAAGATAGCTGCTGGATGTACTTGGATAACATAATTCGTATCTACTTGAAGCGCATATTGTGTCTCATCTGGATGAGATACAACCCCAAAGACGGTGGAAGCCGCTTCGCCTTCTGCCTGAATGAGTACGGGCCGCGAGATGTTGTACAGCTCTCGCGTGATTTGGTACGCTCGTCGTTCGCTTGTCTGCGTGGCGGTTGGTAGAACTATGATGTATCCTTGCATCAGTAGATTGAATAGAAGGTGTTGATGTTGTCTTCGATGTCGGTGTGGACGGCTTTTGAGCTACTTGCATAAAAAACAATTTCTTGAATTGTGCCACCCCAATAACTGCTGCTAATCGAACGTATATTTGCAATTTCAAAGCTGGTTTTCGCGTTGCTTACAACCGTAGTGTTCAATTTTTCAGTTTGGTCGATGTAGCCTTTTACATCGTTGCTTGCGTTGTCCGCATATAAACTAACAAGGTTTTGTGTTGTGTCGCTCGTACCTGTACCTTGGTCGGTACCGCAGTAAAGCAATCGTTCCGTTCTGTACGGCAAAGCAATTTCACTACTAATACCTGGCCCTAAGTTTAATGCAGTTGCATAGTTGTTATGCCCAGCAGTTGCACGACAAACAACAAACGCACCTACATCGTTCGTGTTATATGTTAAACCTGTTACTTCAGTAAACGAATCGTTTGAATTATCAAACTCTAACGCTGGCTTCCCGTTCTCCGTCACCACGCCCGTCGTCCCGTCGTAAATCTTCGGCATATTCGCCGTAGTCGTTTGCGCTGCGTCGTTCGTGTTTGATGACTGGTCATACCACTTCGAGACAAAGCCGTCGGATGCTCCACAGTGGTCCGCCAAGGCAACAGTATCGAGCTCTCCAAAAATATTGAACCCGATGTCAGCATACGAACTCCCGTTGTAAACTTCTACCGCGTCGCCCGTGTACGCTGTCCGCAATTTGCGGAGTGAATAAGCCGCCGCCGCGCCTGTGTACGTGTCGAGAAGTGGCGTGTTTTGGGTGAAGTAGTCGCCGATGTTGGATTCGATGGAGATTCGGACGCTGGATTTGTCCCCATTTGCTCCTGCGTAAATTAGTATTTCTTGAAAACTACCGCTGTACGTGTTCGATTGGGCACTTCCCATTATGCGCGTGGAACCCGTTGCAACAGTCTCGGAAATATTGCCACCGCTTCCTGTTTCCGTTCCACTTACGTACATCCTCAATTCAGGGTTTTCGCTTTTGTCCTGCTCAATGGAGAGTAGGCTTCGAGTTGTTAATCCGCCACCTGGCACGTATGTCGTGTTTCTACACCTTACCGCTACTTCTGTCGTAACCGTCCAGCAATTTAACGAACCCCCTTGAACATCAGTGAAGTCAAACATTTGGTTAGAACTCGAAACAGTATCAGCGTTATAAGTGATATAAACGCTTCTATCTTCCGAACCGCTACTGATTGAATTTGACTCAAAATAATCGTTACTCCCAAGTAAAGCCACTTTTCCGTTCTCCTTCACCAACGCGCCACCCGTGTAAATCGTCGGCTCGTCTCCCGTACTCGGTGCCGTCGCATCGTTCGCGTTTCCGCTTTGGTCTTTCCACGTTACCACCGTGCAAGTCGTACCCGTGCAGAAGGTATTGATAGCCGCCTCGTCGATGTCGCCATTCACAAAGCCGATTGTGGTCGTCGTGCTATCCGATGCCCTGCGGATAACCATGCAGTCCGTTACGTTGCCATTCAATCGACGGGTAGAATACGCCGCCGCTGCTCCGCTTCCGTAACTCTCATTCAGCAAGCCCGTAAAGGCGGGTGCGGCTGTGACCTCCTCCCACGTCATCTTCAAAGAGATTGGAACTGTGCCGCCCGTGCGTGCCTTGAGATACGCCAACAAAGTCGCTTTCGCGCTTGCAAACGTGGTGTCATCGGCGATGTCTGCAAACTGCGTCCAGTCGCCGCTGGTGTCAGGGTCGGCCTGCGCCTTCTCTGCATAGTACAGCTTTCGCCGAATATCGTAGCCGCTGGTTGGCGTGTCGCTCGATGCCGATTCGCTTAAGCCGTCGCCGTCAGCTTGCGCCGTGTAGTACAGCTCGACCGTTTCTGTAGCGCCCGATCGTAGCGTGCCCGCCTCCGAGCTGTAGCGTTGGTGATAGTAAGTATTAGGAACCGATGGAATGGACAAAGCAGACGCCGCCCAATACGTGCCATTGTATTGCAGCACCGCGCCTGAACTTGGCGTTGGTACTTGCACGTCGTCTAATTCGTCCAGCGTCGAAGCGCCCGCCGTGCCGCGCGACCAAAAGCCGCTTTGGTATACGAGCGCGTCGCCCTCCGCAGGCGTGCCGACTATCTTGACGTCGTTGAGGTCGTCAATGTTGTCAGGTATGGTATTAAGCTCCGTCTGCAAACCCGAAACGCTGCTAATTGGTAACGTTAATTCGTCTTGCTCTATCGTGGTCCACTCGCCCTGTCCGTAGCTAAGTAGCTGCCCCGCAGACGGTGAGCCTGCATCTACGTCCGTCAAGTCGTCAAGCGTTTCCGCGCCGCCCGCGTCGTCTGCCGCTTCCCAGTTGCCGCTCGTGCTGTTGTATGCAATCAGCTGGCCGTTGGTGACGCCGTCAACGTCCACGTCACTCAGGTCACCAAGCACCGCGCCCGTCACTGGTGTGCCTAACGCAATCGTCACGTCATCGCGCTTGATGCGAAAGGTAAACTTGAGCACCTGACTGTACCGGCGTGGGTCGTATTCAATCTCCACGTCAACGTCATTGAACTGGACGCTCTCAACGTTGACGCCGTTGTACGTGCCGCTCACGCGATCCAGTGCAGCACGGACCGCCACACCCAAATCAGCAGCTTCGTTGTAGCTGTCAGCATAGCACAGGAATTCAAACCGTACCTCATCGAGCTTAGACGGTCCGTCGTGGGTGTCTTCTGGATCAACAGAAAGCAACTGGTACACGATGAACGGCACAGCCGTCTCCTGCTCTGCAATCTCTGGAAAGATGTTTGTGCCAACAATATCAGTGACGCCGCTGTTGGCGCTGAGAATACCATATACTGCCTTTCCTACATTCATTTTTTTGTCTTCTTTGCCGCCTTGCGTGCTGCCTTGCGGATTTGGAATTCGTACTTCTTGCGCATCTGGGTGAACGCTTCTTGTTGTTTGTTACGAATGGACCGCTCAAACACGCCTTCATTCCTACCGCCGCCAAACTTCTGGTCACCGCCTTCTACGATGTTAGCAAACCATCCGTCATTTTCGTGCTTCATTCTTTTACCTACACGCGGCCCGACCCAGAATGTGGCATATCGCTTGTCAATTTGCCACACACGAATTGAGCGGCGAAGTGTACCAATTTCAATGTTGTCGGTCTTCTCAATTTTTTTCTGACCTCTACGTATGCGAATAACCTCACGCGCGTCCTTGATGTTTGCAACCATCTCCTTTTTGTAGATGTTGCCCACGGATCGGTGAATGCGTTTCTGCACATCCTTATCCTTGACTTGCTTGCGCAATTCCTCGAACTGCTTCATAAGCGGGCCAACGTCTACGCCGATACCTTCAAAGCCAGTACCGCCGCCTTTCATTTCTAAGCTACCGCGTGCCATCAGGTCCCAGTGATTTGACAAAGCATTACGAGCTGGTCCTGTCGGCCAACCTCCTCAATGCCTTGGATGTTGTAATACTTCGAATTGTACAGCACGCGGTCGTCCGCCTTGATGTCTCGGCTGTCGCTGCTGCTGCGAAT